TTTTTTTGCAACATTAAATTCCATGTGTATATACTCCTTTTACAAACAAAATAAAAAGGTGACCTTTGACAGTCACCCTTCTTAGATAGATTAGCGCTGGATGTTATCGTAGTCGCCTGTTGTTTCGCCTGGGTTTTGGTAAGCGTAGATGTTGTTCAACACAGCCAATTCCTCAGCAGAAAGTGGGAATTTACCATCCTGAAGACGGCCAACGATACCAGCAGTGTATGAAAGCTCAACAAACTCTTCTACTCCATCGTTAAATTCGACATCATCAGTGATTTTAGCATATCCAAACTTCGCAGGATAAGCATCCTTTTTATTTGGGTCTTCTCCGATTTGAGTTTTGACACTCTCATCGACAATGACGCGCCAAATCTTGATTGACTCACCCTTAGCTTGCGCGTCTAAGACAACGTTGATTGACGGATCCATTGGAGCAAAGTATTGAGTCAATTCGATTGAGTGCTCGTCACTTGATTTTTCAAGCAAGCGACCTTGTTGTGTTTGCTCATCCTGGTATTCGCCTCCAAGAGTAGTTGTTCCGTCTGTACGGTATGCAGGAAGCAAGGCTCCCTCTCCTTTTTCAGCATGGATCGATTGGATGAAGTAAAATACTTTCTTACCAACGATTGGTTTTGCTGTTGTAATTTTCACTTGTCCTTTTTCAGTCATTTAGTCAGGACCTCCTTGTTTATAATATTGTTTCGGTCGTCTTGATAACGATATGATAGACCTCTCGACCGATTGAGTTATCCATCAATATAGTTGAAGTAGTCCTTGTATTACGTCCCAGCAATCGAATGGCTTGCGATTTTATATCTTCAGCGTATGCCCGATTTTTATTACCAGGCAAGTAAATATCAATCTGAACCGTGCTATCTTCGATTATCAGCCCCGTCTGCGCCGTTTTTGATGTGTCAGATGCAATTCCTCCAATCACCAAAAAAGGCTCGGTTACGGACGCGTTAGGTAGCTTAAAATGGATTGGAACATTCAAGGGTTTCAATTTATTTCTTAAGCTGTTTAATAGTTCAGTTGTTGGAGAATTCATCGTCACTTACTTCCTAAACATTTTGTTAAGGTTATTCATCAATTTTGGATATTCCTCTCTCATCGCTGGTTCCATGAAAGGCTGTGCGGCCATTTTTCGTGTCCCCAACTCGACATATATCGAATAAAAAACAGGTGAAATGACTTGATAACCAAGTATTTTTTCTTGCATCGAGTATATGCTTTCACTCAGCCAACCTGTATCCCAAGGAGCGTACAATTTAGCCAAACGCTCGACACGTAGACTGGAACGATTCAATTCCCTATCTACAGCGATAGGGACTTGTCGTCCTTTTCTCTGTGTCTCGCGCAGGAATTTATCCAATCCTTTCACACGATAAGTTAAGCTCATAGGTAAATCACCGTACTATTTTTGTGATGTTTCTTCCCTTGGATGCTTCGGCGCCTACCTTTATAGATAACCTCTGAGAAACCAGTGTGAACTCCTTGAAGGTGTAGCTTGAAGCTATCAAGGTTGTACTTCCCAAAAATCCCCATTTGTTCTGCATTCGTCAGAGAGCTTTCCTGGCATGGCAGAGGACTAGTTTCGTTTTGAGTTGTGTCTCCAAAAAGCTCATCTTCAGGCTCAGCTTCTTTGATTAAAATAACTCTTTGGCTATAAATCATAGAATCACCTCCTAAATAAAACGTGCGATTCCTCGAGCTCGCTTTTTGGTAGCAAGAGACATAAGGACTTGCTTATCATCTTCGGATAGATAATTGTCTTCCCAAGTAAAAGCCCGTCCTTCCTCGCTATCAGCTTTAGTCCCTTCAGAGTTCAGTTTATTAAATCGTTTCACTGCCACATCGCGGACGATGTAGGCTGCGTTGTTTGGAATTTCCGTAATTGATGTTTCGGAGTAGCGATTGACGAAGGCAAGGATGCGCTCTGTGCTCTCTTTGATGGTCAAATTTAGCAAGTCATCCTGCGCATTATCGCTTACCCCTTTTAATAATTTGATTTCTTTCAAAATCTCACTTTTATCAATCGCTGTCATTGATTACCCTCCAGGTACTGCTGTAGGGGCTACTTTTTCGATAGTAGTTTCTACGACTCCTTGAGGGATTTCCGCAAAGAGTACATTAGCACCGAAAAATACAGATTCGTAAGTGAGGTTTTTCAAAGCACGATCGCGAGCGACTGCAATTAAACCAGTTTCATCTGTGAAGTCAGCAAACAATCCACCAAGATCACCGTTTGCAACGTTCAAGTTAGCAAATACAAGGTTTTCAATTGCCGTTGTATAAACTTTACCTTCTGGCACACCGTTCATTACGATCACGTTTTGCATACCAAGGAAGTTTTTGAGCAATGTCAAACCAAATACATTAGATGCATTCGCACCAACACCTGCATCACCAAGATATTCAGCTGCATCAAGCGGATTGATAAATGAAACGATAGGTGAACCTTCGAACTCGTTAAATGTTGCAATTTTAGCCCAAGCTTGAGCAAGTGCACCTTGCAAGCCTTTGCCCTTATTTTTGGTTGGATTTGCTTTCAAGAATGTAAAGAATTGGTTCTTGATTCCGTTTTGAATTTCACGCATCAAACGTGTATCAGCTTCTGTAATTGCAACAGATGCACCGTGACGTGCAATTGTTTCAGCAGATACTGAACGACGTTTTTTGAACCATGCCACTTCATAGACATCACCTTTCGTACGAACCACTTTTGACAAAGGAATATCTTCACCTTCACCTGGATTCGTTGCATCCACATCAGTAGTCCATTTGTAAGTTTGGATTTTGAGATCGTTTGTGAGTTCTTGACGACGTGTGACGCCCAAAAGTGTCAGTAAGTCATTGATATTTTTTGAAAACTTGTTAACAAAATCAATAGACTTGATTTCGCCCAAGTCAGCCATAGTAGTTAATTTTTGTTCAGTCATGTTCTAGCCCTTTCTAAAAAGATTGATATTTTCAGCAATCGCGGCCTGACGTTTGTCAGTGTCTTCAATTGCCATAATTTGTTCTTTCGTGATTCCTGTTGTAGTACCACGACGAGGCGCGCTCTGAACCAGTCGTTCGTTCACACGCTTTTCAACTTCGCTATCAAATACAGTTCGCAAAGCTGTGATTTTAGCTTTCACTTCTTCAGCAGTCGGAGCTAGCACATGATCTAAAAATTCTTGTGGCAACCCTTCATCTGCCAAAAGCGATTGAGTCGCTAGTTTCATCTCACGCTCGGCTATATCCTGCTCGCGCTTTTCTAATTCAACGATTCGTTTCGCTTCTTCTTCTCTAGCGCGTTCGTCCTTAGTTAGCTTAGCCAGTCGTTCGCCTTCGCTTTTAGCTTGTTCAATAGCTGTAACTTGTTCAGCTTCCCATTTTGAACGTTCAGCAGCTAACATTTTTCCGATTTCAGCGCGGGTGAATGTGCGTTCGTGCTTCTCGCTACCTGCATTTGACTCTACATCTACTGTTTTATCGTTCTGAGTGTCGACAGTCTCAGTTGATTCAGTAGATACAGTTCTATTGATTTCTTCTGACATAATTGTCCTCCAGCGATTACGTCGCCACTCGATAATCTCGCTTTACGTCCGGCGACGGAACAGTACAGCTTTTATTGTCATCGGTACAGTTTGGACAATATAAAAACCGTACGGGATTCCATACGGTTAGAGCATAAGAAAACCGCCTCGATTTCGATGCGGTTAGGTTATTTATTTTTCAATTGTTTCAGTTTTTTTCTGTATTCAATTCCGACTTTTAGAGTTGAAATGACTGTTGAAATCACTTCAAATAATTTAATTATTACGAACAAAATCAACGCAAAAAATATAATCCAACCTAATAAAATTGATACTAAATCCCAGATGAACATATCTTACTCCTCTACTTTTTCGTATGTTTCTTTAAAGATTTCAGGTTTGCATGGATAAAACTCGCCTTGCACACCTTTGATAATGTAGTCAACTTCTGTTGCAATCATCAATCCTTCAAGTGTTTCTATTT